TCAAATTACCAGTCTGATCCATTCCTTCCCGCGATCGTCGTTATATCTGTCAGTCGTCGTTTGCGTTTTATGACCCAGCAATATTTTTGTATCGATTCCCTGCGCACGATAAAGCCGCTCGGCGAGAGAACGCTGCTCATGAAACGTTGTGGGAGTTTTCCCCTCAGGAGGAACTATTCCTGCGGCATCGCGCGCGGCGCCAAACTCCTTTGTTAAGGTGTCCAGGCTTACCGGTTTTCCGGTATTTTTCCTGGTACCATGCACGAGATATTTACTCACGAATCTGTCGCGGCATTTACGCACGACATCTTCTACGGTGAGGCCGATGGCGTCACAGCGAAGGCTTAAGGGGATAGCGATGCGCGAACCTGTTTTAAACTGCTCAATGTGTAAATGTCCGTCCCAAATATCTGTAAATTTCATGTTTGCTATATCTTCCCTGCGCTGACCTGTGACGAGCGCCAGAAGCATTGCGTTATGCGTATATTTGGATGGGGGGATTTCCTGAAGGATCCTCTTCCATTCGTCCACAGATAACCGTGCCCGGGTCACTTTTACCGTAGGCTTTTTGGTAGCGTCCGGAGGGTTCCATCCCGGCGGGACTTCGCCTGCGTGCTGTGCCTCCTGATAAATGTCTACCCACACAACGCGGTTGCATAATGCGCTGCTGGCGTGGCCAGCATCCAGGAACTCATCGAGCATTAAAGCAAAATCTTTTACATCCAGATCCCGCAATGGCCGTGGACCCATGCGTACGGCCAGCAATTCGGCCATCCTCTTTTTTTCTTTATAGCGGGCAAGGGAAAGCGTACCGCTGTCCAGGCTTTGCTTCTGGATCTTGATGTAACGATCAACCCAACCCCTAACGCTTATCCCGCGTTGTTTCGCTGCCACAGGACTTTCGTCCATCAGACGTAGATAATGCTCAGCTTCAGCTGTCACAATCCGCTGATTTGCTATTTCTGCAATTTTTTCGGCTTTGTCTTTATCAGTACCCAGACCATGAAATTTACCCGTGACAGGGTTTTTATACTGATAATAAGTTTTGCTTGTTCTACGGTCGAAGCGGGCATATAGCCCGGGGACCGAAATACTATTTTTTCGTGGCCTTGGAGACATGACTGAGGATTCCTTTTAGAGCGTCATCGTCATCATCATGAATAACTGGCTGAATACCATTTGCGCATTTGCCCACATATTTTGCACTAGCTTCAATAAGCCACTTTCCTGCCACTTTTTCCGGCGGCGGCTGGATAAAACCCAGCTTGCCGTAGTTAACCAGGCAAGGGGTAGAAAGTTTAATACTGAATCTTTTAGTGCCCCATTCAGCCAGGGGTATCATGAATTGTTCGCTCACGGTTATTCTCCACTTAAAACCCGGCTGCACCCGGGTTATTTTTTAAAAGCGCAGGTGCCACAACCTCCGCGGGCACCTTCTCGACACAAATAGCAGTGATCTACTTTTTTGGCTCACCAGTTTCTCTACTCAGCGCCGCTTTCACTTTTGTTGCGATGTCTACTTCTTCTGATTGCTGTGATTCCGAAAGCGGCAAATCGGCCCGAGCTTCTAACACACCCAGAGCCAGCTTCATTGCTTCTAAAGCGTTATTCGCATCATGATTCTGTACACCGGGTATCGCATTGCACTCTTTTTCCAGATCTGCAATTGACTGCAATAGCCATTCTTTGGTTAGTGTGCTCATAATTTTTCCTGTTCAGGTACTGCGGCTATCATTGCTGACCAGCACAAGCGTGCCTTATATGCCGCCTGCTGGCATCAACTCAAATTCTTATACTCTTCCCAAATTTCCGGTTCGCTGAAGGCCTCATTCGGTTCAGACTCAAACCCAGCGATTACCATTTGTTCTGTCGGCTCCTTTGGCGCTAACACCAAGCCATCCGAAATTACCGCACCACCGGCGCTGGCGGAAGTTAAAGCGCCTTCAAATAATGGCCTCCCCGCTTCCCGCAATGCAAGTAGCTCGCGTAAACCATCTGCGGCCTGCTGCAGCTCCTGCGCTGCGCTTACATTGTTCCATTTGACGTTATTGGCCACATGCTCAAGTCTGCCGATAACGTATTCCAGGCGTTCGCTGCTCAGGTTATTCATAAAGCCTCCTCAGTCATTCCAATAGGTAAGCTCTTCGGCGAGCATGTCGTCGGCCTTAGCCTGATAGTGAACTGGTCGGCAACAGGGATGCCGGCAAGCACAGGCCACTCGGTCCCATCGTGAATATCAAGTTCCTGGCGTTCGGTAGCCAGCATGATCAGGTCGGCATATTTGACCGGATCGCTTACAGCTTCCGGTAAACCGAACTTCCGGCGGATCACGGACTCCACATAGTTTTCGATCTGGCGGTAGTCCGGCAGCAGGCGCTTGAGCGGCGAAGGGATATCGCAAACGTAGGCTTCCTGGGCGTCGTGAAGCAGCGCTTCGAGAGCGAACTCTTCCGATACCAGAAAGCTGGTTAGCACGCTGTGCTGGGCCACGCTGTAGAACTCCGGCAGGTGGCCGGCAAACCGGCAAAGGTTCGAAAGAGCAGTGGCGATATCTTCGATCGCGATCTGGTCCGGGCTGATATTCAGGTAGTCGATGTGATTCCCGTTAAGGGTCTGGATATAAGACATTATGTTCTCCACTAAAAGAGCGCCTCTGCACCGGCGGTTAATTTTGGTTGCACGAATCCCTTGCCCGGAGGCAATAATTTATTCGTTGGCTTAATTAGTTATTTGCTGGCTTATCTTCTTCGTCAGGCTCTTTATATGCGAGCAGGGAGCAAAGTTTATTAATAACAGCTGTCATAAAGAATAAGTCGATGCCGGCTGCATGGCGCCAGATGAATGCTTCATCATCTTCGTCATTATGTTCAGAATTATTGGTTTTTATGCGGCGGAAGTGAAAGTTTTCAGTCAATGTAAAGCTTGTTCCACCGCTGAGCAGTTCAATACTGTCGACACTGAAACCACTGCCCAGGCTCTCTTCGATTTCTGAAACAACTGACAAGTGTTCAGCTGAATAACGGATCGTTTCTTTAGTTTCGATTCGACGGGAAAGCTGGATCACGTCACCAACTTTAAAGCCATCGAAAGCACTACTATCACCGCCGATATAACTCTTAAGACGAGTGGTCAGGCCGTTCTTAACATCGCTGATATGGATGGTTTCTGTTTTCATTGAACCGACCACCTTGACCAGCATGGCGCAAAGCATACCCGCATAATTTTTATTGGTTGTGTTAACCATCAGCAGTTTTTGTTCTTCGTGATACAAAGCGTAAATAAGCGAGGTTTTCACGAAGGCTTGTTTGCACAGGTCGACTTTAACCGAGTCGATAATCTGCTGTTTCTCGATTTTAGAAATTCGCTTCCCGCAACGTCTTTCGACTGAGCTGATGCGATCCTGGGCTTCTTTCTTTATAACGTGTTTAGGGATCATCTTCTCGTCGATGCGCAGGCAAATAGCGTAGCCGTTAACGATCGGGGTAACCACTTCACCGGTCACCGGGTTTTCAACAAAGCTGTAGCGCACAAAATCGGTATCGCCAATTTCTGAGTAAGGCAATTCAGCCAGGTGCTTCTCGATAACACCAACGCCCGGCAAACCTGCGCGGTAGACGATGGCATTTTTCAGTTTTGCAATTTTCACGTTAGTTCTCCTGATTTGGCCTCTGCACAGGCCGTAGGTTAAATTTCCACATCACAGGGGAGGGCACTGCCTGAGCTGCAACTCATACGCATGGATTGGGTAATGGGCCCGTCATGCGCCAGTGCGCTCCCCTGTAGTGTGAAAAAGGGCGGTACCGCGGCAGAACATTATCTTCATTCCTCCGATGGGGTATGGAAGATCCGGGTACCGCCAAGACTACACACAGCATCACGATTACATCGGAGAGCCCACAACCGCTGCGTCATCCGTTCGTCAGCACACAAACCGCATTGGCGGCGGGCTCACCGATGTACCCTGAAAAAGCTGGCGGTTACCGAGACACCAACGGAAACAGTCGGGCCGCCAGAACAGGGAAGTAAGGCATTTCTTTTGCCTGTCTTTTAAACACTTCAGGCTCGGTGCATCCTGGTTATTCCCCAACAACAAGGATTCGGTTAATCTGGATATCCCCAACAACAAAAAGGAATCGAAATATGTCTGATGAAAATCCTGACTACTTCGAGAAGCACATGCCGGTTAGGCAAAGGCCGCCAGCACCACCGAAGGAAGACTGAGGTAACTTATGAACCGAGACGATCTTGAGTTTGATATCAACTATTCGTATTTCATTGAAAAGATGAACTACACACTTCTCAATCGGATAGACAAGACCATTACTCTGCTTCTTATCGTCTTGGGTTTTTCAGTCTTCGCTCCTTACAGCAATATGTTTATTTTTGGTGTTTCGGTTGCTGTGCTTTCTGTTTTACAACTGGTGTATCAATTTGGTCAGGAAGCAGGTTTATCGAAAGAGCAGATGCGACAATACAAACGGCTATTAGTTGAATTTGCTACTCTTTCTGATTCCGAATTAAGAACCAGGTATTTAAAAATTCAGGATGCTGACAGTAACCCGTGGCGATCTTTGCAAGACGCAGCGTTTAAGCGAACCTGCATTGCGATTGGGCGTGATGACGACTCTGAATTGTCATTTCTGCATAGCGTAATAGCCTGGTTGGCTGGTGACCTGCCTCGAACTAAAAAGGCAAACAACGATGTCAAAACCAGCTCCACTGATTCCTAACCACGTACCGCCTAAACCTCGACCACCTGCAAAAAAATAAGGAAAAAACGAATGGATAATTTTGCGCAGGACCATGATAAACAGTGGCATGTACCACCTAAACCTCGCCCACCGTCACCACCAAAAAAGTAATAATTGACGTTTGATGTGCTAGGGAATACCCAGATTTTTAAAGAGCACAGCGTCCTTCGGGGCGCTTTTTTAATGCCTGCGAATCATCCCCATCTTCGTACGCCTGGGGCGGCTACTTCGTGGGCGTCCTGCCTGTTCGCTGTTGATGAAGAAAAGATAAAGCTAAATTGCGAGATGCGCAAGTATTAAATTGCATAATTCGCAATTTCAGGGGCGAAAAAAAACCGCCAGGAAGGCGGTCATTTTTACGAGGTAAGGGAATTAGCCGTGACGTTTGAATGTTTGTGATTGACTTATCATTACCTTTCCGTAGACATAGAATCTATGCTCGTTGGACTTGTCTACAACCCACTCTCTGTATTTTGGATTATCCGAAATAACCAGAAGTTGATCTGGAACCATCTGCAATCTTTTAACGTATATTTTATCATCAAATCCAAAGACATAAATACCATCACCGTCGAAATCAGTTACCGAAATATCTACGAATATTAAGTCTCCAGGCTCGATTGTCTCGGCCATGCTATCACCACGAACGTTGATTACCTTCACGCATTCGGATGGTCTTCCACCAAACATGGCCAGCGCGCGCTCGTTATTGTATTCAATCGATCTGATTACGTCGATAACATCACTTCCCTGAATAAATCCACGTCCAGCACTAGCGCTTACATCAAGAATTTCGACTCTAAACACAGCCCTGTCCTCTTCAATAACGGGACTTGCTTTACTGTATTCATATACAGTAGTCGTAATTTCTGATGGAGTAAATAGATCGGCGACACTAACGCCTAAAACTTCAGCAAATTTAGTAAGTGATTGTTCAGTAAATGACTTTTGCTTTCCGGTCTCTAGGCGCGAAATATTTGCACCATCAATGCCGATAGCTTCTGCCAGTTCTGAAATTCTCATGCCCTTCGCTAAGCGAAGTTGCCGTATGCGATTTCCTATGTTCATGCGCCCATTACAAGTTGTTTTTGCGTGATATGCAAAGCAACTTGCGCAAGTCGTAACTACGCTTTAATATGCGAATTACGCAATTACAGGAGGCATTATGCAATCACCATTAAGAATCTTGCGTAAATCGCAAGGGCATACGCTTTTGCAGGTAGCCAAATCGGTTGGTATTGACCCGGCCAATTTAAGCCGTATTGAACGAGGGCAGCAAATAGCTTCTCTCGATGTCGCTGAAAAACTGGTTGCGTTCTACTCCGGCCAGATCAACGAGCTCCAAATTTTATATCCAAATCGTTATCCAGACTTCATTACGCCGGATCTAAATCTACCAGAAGCTAAAGCTTCTCAGTAACTACCAAAGGAAAAACAACATGGTAGAGCAAAGCATGAAAGAAGTAGTTAAAGCGATGTGTAAGGCGATCCCCGGCGGCCGCGAGGCGATGGCCGGCGCGCTGGGCATGACTATGACGCAGTTCAACAACAACCTGTACGAGAAGAACGGCTGCCGGTTTTTTGAAGTTGTCGAGTTAGAAGCGATGGAAGACATCAGCGGGACTTCTGCCCTGGCCGATTACTTTGCCAGGCGCCGCGGCGCGCTGCTGGTGGATGTTCCGAAGCTTGAAGATCTGGACCGTGTTGACTTGTTCAGCAAAGCGATGCGCACAGCAGCAGCGCGCGGGCAGGTTGATCAGATTATTGAGAAGGCTCTGGAAGACGGAGTGATCGAACAGCATGAAGCAGATGAAATTAACGAACATCACCGCCGCCACCTGGCAGCGCGTGAAGAAGAGATACGCGCGATTGTCGCGTTATTTGGCCGCAAAAAGAAGTGACGCCCGCGAGTGTGCAGCTCCGGGCGTCTTGGCGTGTCAATTCTGTGGAGAACATTAACGCATGAACAGTTTAAACCGATATAGGCCAGCTAAGCAATTCAGATGCATGCCGCTGGTGGGTGATTCCCCGTTTCGGTATGTGGGAATAGTACGTGCCTCTGAAGGCAGCCACAACTACCAGTCCAGAAGCGATCTGGTAGGCGCGTTCTCAGATATGAACGAGAAGGGGCAGGAAGAGTGGAAGAGCTTAACCGGCGCTACAGAGACTGGCGAGGCATCATTGTCCACGTCAAAGGCTACGACAGGCAAAAACAGCAGGTCATCTTCCGGCGTGCAGGATACGAGCACGACTGTATGCAGCCTGTCGAGCGGTTCCGCGAGAAATTCAAAAGGGTTGAAGAATGAGCACTAAGTTAAGCAGCTATGTGTGGGACGGCTGCGCGGCATCGGGCATGAAACTTTCCAGCGTGGCCATAATGGCGCGTCTGGCGGATTTCAGCAGCGATGAGGGGGTGTGCTGGCCTTCCATCGAGACAATCGCCCGCCAGCTTGGCGCCGGTCCAAGCACTGTACGAACGGCAATAGCCAGGCTCGAAAATGATGGCTGGCTGACACGTACTGCCCGCCGCAAAGGCAATCGTAACGCATCCAACGTTTACCGGCTGAACGTTGCAAAACTTCAGGCTGCGGCTTTTGCTCACCTGCCAGTTTCTGACACGTCAAAATCTGACGCATCAAAATTTGACGGGTCGGAATCTGGCAAGCAACCGGGTTTTCACCCCCCAGAATCTGGCGGGGATCCGTCAGTAAATTCAAAACAAGATCCATCAGAAGTAAAAGACTCTCGTCAGCCTGCTGTGCAGGCCGACCGTGAAGTTGAAATCACTGATCTGGCTAAACAGGTTCTTTCCCACCTGAATACCGTGACCGGTTCACGCTACCAGGTAAGCAAAAGCTCACTGGAAAACATCCGCGCCCGCCTGGGCGAAGATTTCTCCCTCGAAGACCTGCAGCTGGTGGTGGATTACAGCCAGGCGAAGTGGGGCAACGATATCAAAATGGCCGAGTACCTCCGTCCCGCCACGCTTTTCCAGATCTCAAAGTTCCCGGGTTACCTGCAGTCCGCAACGAAATGGCACGCTGCCGGCCGCCCTGAGAACATCAACGGTCAGTGGGTTAAACCAGGCGAAACGCCGCTCGGCGATACAACTGAGCGCGACGCGGCATACCGCCGGTATATGAGCGGCACTATCTCCCAGACCCGCCCGAGCGAACTTGAGCAGCGTGTGTGCAAGGCCGCCAGCGCCGCGAACCTGCGCCAGCAGCGCCCGGAGTTTGCAATCAGCCGCTGGAACGTGATCTGGAAAGAACAGGCGCAGCGCGGCAACCAGGGAGCTGCAGCATGAAAATGAAAGTGCAGGCAAGAGTGCTGAATGTTATCGAAGAAAACCCTGGCGCCACGGTATCGCTAGTACGTGAGCTGATGAGCGGCATCCAGAAGGGAACGCTCTGTTCGACGCTGTCGCGTCTATTTTTCCTGAAATTGGTTAAGCGCGCCAGGAACGCCCGCGGCCATTTCCAGTACTGGGTCGAAGATGGTTTGCCGGTGGTTGCAGATCCTGAAGAAGAACCGGCTGAGCCGTTAACGCCATGCAGTTTTAAAACCGTCAGCCCGGCCGAATGGGAAAAGCGTTACCAGCTGGCGTGCACCCTTGAAGAAAAGGGATTTTATCGCCGCGCTGATCGCGTGCTGCTCGAACTGCTGGACGTCACACCAACCGTCAAAGAGCGCGAGCAGATTATCCACCAGCGCGCCGGTATGTCACGTATGGAGCAATGGCAATGAAATTTAAGCTTATCTATGCGGATCCACCGTGGACCTACAGGGACAAAGCCGCCGACGGCAACCGCGGCGCCGGGTACAAGTACGACACTATGTCGCAGCTGGATATATGCCGCTTACCGGTCTGGGAGCTGGCTGATCCTGATTCGTGCCTGCTGGCGATGTGGTGGGTTCCGACGCAACCAGCAGAAGCCCTGGAAGTGGTCAGGGCGTGGGGTTTCCGTTTCATGACCATGAAAGGCTTCACCTGGCATAAGACCAACCGGAAGAAGGGAAACAGTGCGATTGGCATGGGCCACATGACCCGCGCGAACAGCGAAGACTGCCTGTTTGCAGTACGCGGCAGACTGCCGGAACGTCTGGACGCCTCGATCTGCCAGCACATCACGGCGCCACGTATGGAGCACAGCGCCAAACCACCAGAAATTCGTGATCTGCTTGTCCGGCTGGTGGGCGATGTTCCACGCGTTGAGCTCTTTGCCCGCCAACAGGCGGAAGGATGGCAAGCCTGGGGCAATCAGTGCGAAAACTCATTCGATTTAACGTCCGGGGGCGTGGTGTGAAAAGTTTAACAACCCGACAGCAGCAGGTACTGCAGGTGCTGATGCAGTTTCAGGACAGGAACGGCTATCCGCCAACATGTCAGGAGGTGGCGCGTCTTATGGGTATAAGCTCGCCAAATGCTGCTGCTGAACACCTGAAGTCGCTGGAAAGAAAAGGCGTGATCTCCATTTCAAGGAACAAAGCCCGAGGCATTCAGATCATCGGCGCCCCTACACCTGCACAGCAGCGCGATGAGGCAATCGCCGCACTTCGAGATCTTTACGCCTGCAATGTCGGCTCTGCGGAGCGCGCGGCGGCGCTGCTGAGTCGCTACGAAAGCGAAGGAGGTGAAGCATGAAGTTAACTCTGCCGTTCCCGCCGAGCGTTAACTCCTACTGGCGCGCCCCGAACAAGGGGCCGCTGGCCGGGCGCCACCTGATTAGCTCCGCGGGGCGAACGTTCCGGAGCAATGCCGCTGCCGCCGTTATCGAGCAGCTGCGGCGGATCCCTAAACCGCTGGGTGGTGAATTATCCGTGAACGTGGTGCTGTTCCCGCCGAACCGCGCCCGCCGGGATCTGGATAACTACCTAAAGGCGCTGTTTGACGCGCTGACGCATTCCAACGTCTGGGAAGACGACAGCCAGATTAAGCATATGGAAGTCAGCTGGGGGCCGGTAGTGCCGAAAGGAAGCGCAGAAATAACGATCCGGCAATTTCTGAAGGAGGGTGTGAAGTGAAGCGAAAACTCCTTGTTGCATGGATGGTTATACAGCGTTATTTTAAAAATGTGCGAGTTCCAGAACGTGTGCAGCGGGTCTGGATAAATAACATCCTGTGGAGAACATAATGAATCAATTACTGACGATTGATGGCGTTTCTGTACGCCGTGATCTTGATGGTCGCTATTGCCTGAACGATTTACATCGCGCAGCTGGAGGCGCAGTCCAGCACCGCCCAAGCGACTGGCTTAAGAACAAGCAAAGCCAGGAGCTTATTGAACAATTATCGAGCGAGTGGGGAATTTCCTCTTTGGAAGGAAATCAACCAGTTAGCGTTATACATGGCGGTAACAGCCAGGGTACATACGTTACAAAAGAACTCGTTTATGCCTATGCCATGTGGATCAGCGCCGCCTTCAGCCTGAAGGTAATCAGAACGTTTGATTCCGCCGTATCACAGCCCGCGTCAGCAGCGAACCCATCAGCCGATAAAATGCAGGCCGGGGTGATTTTGCTTGAGTTCATGCGAAAAGAGCTCAACCTTTCAAATTCCTCGGTACTTGGCGCTTGCCAGAAGCTGCAGGATGCCGTTGGCCTTCCAAATTTAGCCCCCCAATATGCAATCGATGCGCCTGCAAGCGCATCACTCAGCAGCAGGCTAATGCCCTGGGCAGAACAACCGTTCACCCGGCCCGCCAGGACGCTATCGCGAATCTGGTTTACAGCAACCGGCTGGGGAATAAAGCTGCCGGCGACGGCTGGAAGTTTCGTGGTCGCGGGCTGATTCAGATTACCGGTTTAGATAATTACCGCACCTGCGGCGCCGCGCTGAAGCTTGACCTTGTAACCAGTCCGGAGCTGCTTGAGCAGGAACTACACGCGGCGCGTTCGGCGGCATGGTTTTACACCGCCAAAGGCTGCATGGCCTACGCAGACATTAACCGCGTGACGCGCATCATCAACGGCGGCCTGAACGGAATTGATGATCGTAAAGCTCGCTACAACAAAGCGCGGGCGGCGCTGCTGGTATGAAACTGCGCTACCAGCTCCTGATTGCGGCATTCGTCGCCAGCCTGGCTGGTGGGCTTGTCTGTGCTGCGCTGCATTACCACGGCAAGTATCTGACAGAGCAAAAGCGCGCGGATGATGCGGAACTGTTGGCACGGCAGCGCCAGCAAACAATCAACGACATGCAGGGCCGCCAGCGTGACGTTGCCGCGCTGGACTCGAAATACACTCAGGAGTTAGCCGATGCCAAACAAACCATTGAGCAGCTGCAGCGCGATGTTGCTGCTGGTGATAAGCGGCTGCGCCTCAACGCCACCTGCCCAGTGCGTACCTCCACCAGCGCCACCGGCGTGGATGATGCAACCGGCCCCGGACTTACTGACGCCGCTGAACGGGATTATTTCACTCTCAGAGAGCGAATCGAAACCAGCGGGAAAATGATTGCTGGCATGCAGGACTACATCAGGCAGCAATGCTTAAACCAACAGACAGGAAAAGCGAATGAGTGAAGCAAAACCGCAGGACGGCAGTACCGTTAAAGGCTACCGCACGTTATCGGCTGGCGACATCGAGGTGATGAACCGCCTGAAGGACGTCAGCCGGCACTTTCTGAACCTTCTGGATACGGCAAAAGAAACCGGCGCCGATCCGCGCTGGGTCGCGATGGCAAAAACTGAAATGCAGAAAGCCTGCATGTCGGCGTGCCGGGCAGTGGCCCAGCCGGACGATGACTGTTAGGCATTACAGCAGGCATTCACTGAGTGCCTGTGATAATGTCAAATCGTGGTGAATGCGCAGGCTGATGCGCGGCACGTGGACGTGAAGCGAAGCAAGTTGCACCGTTGGTTCCCTGCTAAGCGCCAACGGAATGCCGGAGATCAGCACCGGCCACCACATCAACCATAATCAGGTGCGCGAGATGTCGGGTAACACCGATCCGGACGAAGCGTGACGCTGCTATAAGCAGGGAGATGGCGCAGACGGCCTATATCTTCTTGCTCAAGGGTTCGAATCCCTTCCTGATTACCACATCCAAGCCACTGGCATTCACTTAGTGCCACTGATCACGTTCAAGCCATAATATTTATTAACAAGGTGAACCCATGCAACATGTAATGCTATTTGGCGAAGGATGGAATGGTGAGGTTCGGGACATTGAAGAAGGCAGGCGGGAGTATCGATATATCCCATCTCAGAAAGATCCATACTTACGTGAGGTTTTATTCACCATTAAAGACTATATTTCTGAAACTAGGGATAAATATTTAGTGGGTTATCATGGAAGTGAGCCACTTATGTCTGATGTTGAAGAGGCTATTTTTAAGTATAAACCGACCCCCATATAAAAATTTTTCCACCAGCATATTAAAGTCTGGCCTCGCATTAGCGGGGCTTTTTATTGGATCCAACAATATGCCAGCAGCCATCCCTCGCGCCTGCCGTAAGCGTGGATGTTCCGGCACCACCACAGACCGTTCCGGCTACTGCGAGGCGCATCGTAACGAAGGTTGGCAGCAGCATCAGCGCGGACTGAGCCGCCACCAGCGTGGCTACGGCAGTAAGTGGGAAATCATCCGCGCCCGCATCCTTAAGCGTGATCGACACATCTGCCAGCAGTGCCTGCGCAACGGCAGGCCACGCCCTGCGGAAACGGTCGACCATATCATTCCCAAAGCTCACGGCGGGACTGACGACGACAGCAATCTTGAATCGCTGTGTTGGGCATGCCATAAGCGCAAGACCGCAACGGAGAGAACGCGATGAGCTACACACGCTGCACATACTGTGGATCGACGCTGCACACCGTAGCGAATTGCCCAAAGACATGGGGAGGCTCAGCCCGCCGCGCGAAGCGGTGCAGTGAGTGAAGTTGAATGCATTACGGCATTCTCACCTGGCAGCAATCCGGCTGACCAGATTGAGGATACCTGTTTATCAGAAAAGAATGACCGTACCTACAAGCGCGGTCTTCGTACCCCGGGTGCAGCATCACTTACGCTGAACGCCGATCCAAAAAATATCAGCCACATTATGCTTTACAACCTGTCAATTTCTGACGACGAAGCCGATCAGGACCTTACATTTGCTATCGGCTGGTCTGACGGTGACGCATCGCCAGCAGCTGCGGCCCCGGGTGCCACTGGTTCAGTGGACGGGCTGGAATTACCCGACAGCCGTACCTGGTTTGTTTTCAAAGGTTATGTCAGTGATTTTCCGTTTGATTTTGCTGCCAATACGGTGGTTTCCACTTCCGCTTCTATACAGCGTTCAGGCTCGGCTGTATGGGTGCCGAAGGCGGCGGAAGCAACGTCATAATTTTTTTGATTGCCGGGTAGCCAATCCCGGCATTTTTCCCTCTTAATTGCAGGATTTTATTAATGAAAATAACCCTTCAGACCCTGAAAGAATCAGGTGCTTTTACCGGGCGTCCGGTAGAAAAAGTAGTTGAGTGGAGGCAGGGAGATAAAAAGTTTAAGGCTACGGTGTATATCCGACCTATGGGTTATTACACAGCCATGACTGATGTAATGGCTGCTGGCGGCCGGGTTGATGGCGTGGCCGGTCGTATCGCTGCATCCGTCTGTGACGAAGAAGGCAAGCCGGTGTTTACGGCTGCGGACATTACCGGCGAGGCCGACCCTGAACGCGGTGCGCTGGATGGTGCGTTGACCATTGCCTTGCTGGTGGCAATCCAGGAGGTAAACGATTTGGGAAAGACCACGAACTCAGCGTCGAAGATGAAATCTGGTGTGAACTCGTCCTCAACGGGATCGGCGGAAGAACCATCGCCGAAGCGCAGGAAGCGCTGAGTTTTAAGGAATTCCAGATGTGGATGAAGTACCGGCAGATCTACGGAAATCTTAACCCAATGATGCGCACCGAATGGGGTGCTGCGTTAATAGCCTGCACGCTTTCAAATATTAACCTTGCTAAAGATGCCACTCCTTTCAAGGTTTCCGACTTCGCTCCCCATCTTCATGAAGCAGCTGTCAGCCTGGCTGTTGCAATGAAACAGTGGGCATAACACCGGTTCTACGGGAGATAGCATGGCCAGTAAATCCCTTGGCACGCTGACTATTGACCTGATTGCAAAAGTAGGTGGTTTTGTTTCAGGGTTAAGCCAGGCCGAAAGAGCTTCACAAAAATGGCGTAAGCAAATTCAGGAAGATGCTAAAGCAGCGACTACAGCATTTGTTGGATTTGCAACGGCCGCCAGCGCCGCTGCTCTTGGGGTTGGCGTTGCTGGTTATAACCTTCTTAAAACCACGTCAAAACAAATTACAGAGACAGATCGCTGGGCTAAATCGCTCAACGTTTCCACGCAGTCGCTTCTGTCCTGGCAGTATGCTGCGGAGAAAGCGGGCGTCTCCGGAGATCAAATGGCCGATATCTTTAAAGATATTGGTGACAAGATTGGCGATGCAGTGCTGAACAAATCAGGCGAGGCCGTTGATGCATTAAATGCCCTTGGTCTTTCAGCAAAGAAACTTGTGGGCTTATCTCCAGATAAGCAGCTTATGGCGATCAGTGAAGCCATGGGGAAAATCAGCAGTAATGCAGAAAAAACAACCATCCTTGAAAGTCTCGGGAATGACCTTTCAAAACTGCTTCCTTTACTTGATCAGGGCGGTGAAAAATTAAAGCAATACCAGGATGCGGCGAAGCGTTTTGGGGTTGCGCCTGACAATGCTGATATTGAAAAACTGGTCAAAGTTAACGCCCTCTTTGAAGACATGGAGACACAGGTTAACGGTGTCAAAATCGAGCTTGCCACAGGACTGGCAAATGTAGATTTAACCGAGCTTCAGAAATCCATCGGCGATCTTGGAAATGTGTTTAAAGATCCCCAGGTTATGCAGGGGCTGACTAACCTGGTTGGTGGCGTGGTTGACCTTGCCACGTGGCTTGTCAAAGTCGGAGCTGAAACAGGTAAGTTAATCGATCTGTATAAAGGTGGTCAGCAGGTTGCCGGGAACGCCTCCATACCTGAAATTGAAAGGCGAATTAATAATCTTAAAGCTGATATCAACGACACAGGCTTCCTGGCCAGTTTTAACAGAATCGGCATGGATACCAGCGGGAAAAGGGCTGAACTAGCAGAGCTGGAAAGACGGCTGTCCTTACTGAAAGCAGGCAATAACTTGCCTCTGGGGACGGCCAGCGTAGGGACTCCCCCTAAAACTGATTACCGCCTTGGAAACGGCGAGACAAACGGCAAAGTAACCGCTGACGCAGGTGCCAAAAAGCTTGAGAACGCCTACAAGGCAACAGAACAGAGCTACCTACGGCAAATCGCTCTTATTGATACCACTGGCAAAAAGACTGCTGAAGTTACAGAAGCCCAGAAGCTTCAGTTTGATATGGCAGACGGTAAGCTCGCCGGTATTAACTCTGCGCAGAAAACCAGGCTTGGACAACTGGCGCAGGAAATTGACCGCCTGAACGCTCTTACAAAGGCCAATCAGGAAAACGCTAAGGTTGCGACTTTTACTGCAACGCTGCGTGACCAGAATCAGAATGCCAGAGAAGATGCCTACGTTGATGTTCAGGGGGCGGGCCTGGGTGATACAGCCAGAAGCCGAATGAAAGAGCGCCTTAGTATTGAGCGTAATTTTCTGGAACAACAACGGGACTTACAAAAGCAATATCAGAGCGGTGACATCACTAAATCACTTTACGATCGTGAGACGCAGGTGCTCAGGGATGCCCAGGACGAAAGGCTTAATATCCAGGATGACTATTACAAGCAGCTTGATCAACTACAGGGCGACTGGCTGACCGGTGCCCGGGACGGACTTGCTAACTGGGTTGATAATGCTACCGATTACTATTCTCAGGCTGCCAGTGCTATGCAAAGCACGCTGGCAGGCATTAACAGCAACATCGTTGACATGCTCAATAACAACAAAGCCAACTGGAAAGACTGGGGAGTCAGCGTGCTGAAAGTGATCGAACAGGTCATGGTCAATATGATGGCCGCTAATACGGCAAGCTTTATCGGTTCGTTGTTTGGCGGAGCATCTGCGGGTGGAACTACTCCTTCAGGTGCCTACAACAATGCTGCAGCGGGCGTAACTCTTAACGCCAAAGGCGGTGTCTATGAATCTGCCGATCTCAGTCATTTCAGCAGCAGAGTCGTGAATAGCCCGACTATGTTTGCCTTCGCTAAAGGCGCTGGACTGATGGGAGAGGCCGGGCCGGAGGCAATCATGCCACTGGCCCGTGCTGCAGATGGCTCGCTCGGTGTTCGCGCCCTGGAAACCGCCGGGACAACTTCGTCAGGCGGCGCGCCACAGGTGTATATCACCATCGACAGTGACGGTAATACTTCAATGCAATCCACCGATGGATGGGAACAGTTTGGCTCTGAAATCGGTAGCTTTGTCGATCGTCGTTATAAGCAGAATATTGTGCGTGATATCCGCCCCGGCGGTGATATTTGGAATGCTATGAAAGGCAGGTAAACGATGGCAATAGAAAAATTTACCTGGTGCCCTCGTATTAATGCGGCCGGCGATGCCAAATTCAGCATAAGAAAGGCCCAGTTTGGCGACGGTTATACGCAGGTGTCAGGAAATGGGATAAACCCACGAACCCAGAGCTGGGATTTGACGTTTACTGGTACTGAATCGTTTATCGTAGCAATTAAAGCTTTCCTCGACAATCACGGTGGTGTGCGTGCCTTTAAGTGGCAGCCCCCTCTGGAGCCGGTTGGCCTTTACCGTTGTGATACATACAGACCGACCGCGCTGGGAGCAGGGCTTTTTAATCTCACCGCTACTTTTGAACAGGCATTCAAACCATGAGCATTAACAGCGATTATCAAAAGCTTGAGCCTGGCAATACTGTCCGGCTGATTGAAGTGGATGGCACTGCCTTCGGCACTGGAGAGGTGTTGCGCTTTCATGCCTATAACATTCCGCACACCGAGGCTGAAATACTTGCCGCAGGCGGCGATGAGTCAAAGCTTCCGGCTAAATCGATCTGGTGGCAGGGAAGGGAATACAAAGCCTGGCCCTGCCAGATCGAGGGTATTGAAACCTCTACCAGCGGCAGCGCCGCGCAGCCAAAACTATCCGTGGCGAATCTGGACAGTTCGATTACTGCGTTATGCCTGGCTTACGACGACATGCTACAGGCTGTGGTCACCATTCACGACACGCTCGCGCAGTATCTTGATGCCAGAAATTTTCCTGCCGGCAACCCTACCGCCGATCCGACACAGGAGAAGCTGCAGGTCTGGTACATCGACAGCAAGAGCGGTGAAAATAACCAAGGCGTTGAGTTTACGCTCAGCAGTCCTATGGACTTACAGGGCCTGATGTTGCCGACCCGCCAGCTTCATTCTCTGTGCACCTGGTGCATACGCGGTAAATACCGCACCGGGGACGGCTGCGACTATGCCGGAACGCGCTACTTTGACGACAAAAACAACCCCGTTGATGACCCCTCACTCGATAAATGCAGCGGCACACTGCGCGGATGTAAGCTGCGGTTTGGCGAAAATGAAGAATTGCCGTTCGGCGGTTTCCCGGGCACATCACTTATCCGGAGCTGATCATGCGAAAGAAAACCATTGAGGCCATTATGTCGCAGGCTGCCGCCGAGTATCCGCGCGAGTGCTGCGGGGTGGTGGCACAGAAAAGCCGGGTCGAGCGTTATTACCCGTGCCGCAATCTGGCTACTGAGCCGACAGAGCACTTTCATCTATCTCCGGAGGATTACGCCGCGGCGGAGGACTGGGGCACGGTTACGGCTATTGTGCACAGCCACCCCGACGCCACCACGCAGCCGAGTGAGCTTGATAAGGCCCAGTGCGATGCAACCCAATTGCCCTGGCACATCGTGAGCTGGCCGGAGGGGGATTTACGTACCATCATGCCGCGCGGGGAATTGCCACTGCTGGAGCGTCCGTTTGTGCTCGGCCATTTTGACTGCTGGGGGCTGGTGATGAGCTACTTCCGGCAGGCTCACGGGATCGAGCTGAAGGATTACCGCGTCGATTACCCCTGGTGGGAAGACCAGTACCCAGATAACTTCTACCAGGATTGCTGGTACGAGTGCGGTTTCCGGGAGTTCACCGACGCTCCGCAGGCGGGCGATATGGTGATCATGCAGGTGCAGGCCAGTAAATGGAACCACGCAGGCATACTGCTGGAAGGCAACATGCTGTTGCACCATCTGTATGGGCATCTCAGCCAGCGCGTGCCCTACGGTGGCTACTGGGTTGACCGGACAATGAAGATACTGCGTTATAAATCCCTGTGCTAATCTTCTGGGGATTTTAAAACGGGGATAAGGACATGAAAAAATTATTTTTAGTTTTAGCTATTGTTGGGTTGGCTGGATGTGCCACGGAAGCCGTATTGCCAAGCCAAGCAAAAGATGCCCCTTCAGAGCGATTATTAAAATACCAACAAGCAACTAATTTGAGCGATGCAACATTAATTGTGGTTCGCGATAAAGGTTATCTCGGTAGTGGCTGCTTTACTGGTGTTTATTTAAACGATGTTAAGGCGGCAGTATTAGATCCAGGCGAAAAAGCCACTTTCCATCTAGCCTCTGGCGAATGGAGTGTAGCTATCAAGGGGGAGGGGAAAATGTGTATTTCTGACGCCGTTCCAGTTGGCAGCTATGTTCAACTTAAAGCCGGTGAAACAAAAGCGGTAAGATTATTCGCCGACCCAAGCGGGAACGTTGACGTGAAACCTTTACCGCTGAAGTAATTTAACCTTAATACTAATAACCCACTTCACAGTGGGTTTTTTTATGCCCGGAGAAAAACATGCGAGAAGTTATGACTCGAATTGAGCTTGGCGGTGTGCTCGGAAAAACTTTTGGTAAAACACACGATCGTCTAGTGAGCACAACAGCAGAAGCAGTGAGAGCGCTGTGTTGCACTATCAATGGTTTCGAAAAATTTCTGAATACAAGCAAAAACAGAGGTTTAACTTACGCCGTATTCCAAGGCAAAAAAAATATTACTGAGGAGGATTTAGGCTATCCGGTAACCATGGAAACCATACGGCTTGTACCAGTTATTATCGGCAGTAAAAAAGCTGGTTTATTGCAAACTATACTTGGGGCGGTTCTTGTGGTGGCAGGCGTCATCGTTACCGGGCTTTCTTGGGGCTATGCGGCTCCTGTTGGTGGCGCAATGATTAGTTCCGGAATTGGCTTAATGGCCGGGGGCGTAATACAAATGCTTTCTCCTCAACCCGGCGGCCTCGCCAGCAAACAAAGCGCTGATAACCAGGCATCCTATGCCTTTGGCGGCGTAACGAACACCGCAGCGCAGGGTTATCCTGTCCCACTTCTTTATGGGCAGCGCACAATTGGCGGCGCAATTATTTCAGCCGGGATTTATGTCGAAGATCAGCAGTAATTAAACAGTAAGCCGAAAGGCAGGAGATAGTTATGACTTTAGAACAACGAGTTGTGGCGCTGGAAGAAAAGCTCAAGGCGATTGAGCAACGCCACATGGATGAAGACTTAGAAACCGAAAGAGTAAAATCGGCAATGTTCCATGCCGCTAAAAAAGGTATAGAAGATTTATCTGCTAAGAATTCGAAGGCTCTCGTTTAATATTTTTGCGACTGTACTATCCTCACCAAAATTTGTAATAGCCTCACTGATTTCTTTATTTATGAGTCGAAGGTCATCTTCACTTAGTTGCTGGGTTAAATATTTGACAAGGTATTCAGCTCCACCCATGCGGTACTGAAGCATCTCAATATCTTCTCTCATTTGCTTAATTTCTTGTGAATCGGTCACGAAAGTTTCCTTGTACAGAGGTAATCAGCCATCCCTCATTGCTGTGTGCGCCTGTGCCGCAAACACTGGCGGGCTGAATATGCACAGTAACCAGGGATGCAGCACCGCAACATCCTGATATTTGATCAGTTATCAACCTTAGCCGCCGTAGTGCGGCTTTTTTTATGGGCGCAATATGGCAACAGCAATCGCAATCAAAGGGCGCAAAGGCGGCGGCTCCAGCTCGCGCACGCCCACTGAACAGCCGGACGACCTGCAGTCCATCGCAAAAGCCAAGCTGCTTATCGCGCTGGGCGAGGGTGAATTTGGCGGCGGGCTGGATGGTAAAAGCATCTTCCTGGATGGCACGCCGCTGGAGAACGCGGACGGCTCCCAGAACTTCAGCGGTGTTGCGTGGGAATTTCGATCAGGCACACAGGCGCAAAAATACATCCAGGGCATGCCCGGTACCGAGAATGAAATCAGTGTTGGCACCGTGGTTAAAAGCTCGGTGGCATGGACACATACATTCACCAACACGCAGCTTTCTGCCGTGCGACTGCGCCTGAAATGGCCTTCGCTGTTTAACCAGGAAGATGACGGCGACCTGGTCGGCTATTCCATCAAATACGCTATCGATCTGCAGACAGACGGCGGCACCTGGACCACTGTCATCGATACCGCAGTAACCGGCAAAACCACGTCCGGCTATGAGCGCAGCCACCGTATCGATTTGCCGCAGGCCGGCAGCACCTGGACCGTTCGCCTGCGCAAAATCACGGCAGATGCGAACAGTGCAAAAATCGGCGATGCGATGACGCTGCAGAGCTATACCGAAGTCATCGACGCCAAGCTTCGCTACCCGAACACCGCGCTGTTGTATATCGAATTCGACTCCAGCCAGTTTAACGGCAGCATTCCACCCATTTCTTGCAAGCCTCGCGGGCGTGTTATCCGTGTGCCGGATAATTATGACCCGGCAATGCGCAGTTACAGCGGGACCTGGACAGGCGGTTTTAAGTGGGCGTGGACAGATAACCCGGCGTGGATTTTCTACGACATCGTGGTCACCGATCGTTTCGGCCTGGGCAACCGACTGACGGCGGCAAACATCGATAAATGGACGCTGTACCAGGTCGCGCAGTACTGCGATCAGATGGTTCCGGACGGCAAGGGCGGCAGCGGTACCGAGCCGCGTTATACATGCAATGTCTACGTCCAGAGCCGCAATGATGCTTATACCGTGCTGCGGGATTTTGCAGCCATCTTTCGTGGCATGACGTACTGGGGCGGTAATCAGATTGTTGCCCTGGCTGACATGCCGCGGGATATTGATTACAGCTATACCCGCGCCAATGCTATCGACGGCATTTTTAACTACTCCAGCAGCACAACGAAAAACCGCTATACCACAGCCCTTGTATCCTGGTCCGATCCGGATAACGCCTATGCTGATGCAATGGAGTCGGTATTCGAGCAGAACCTTGTTGCGCGCTACGGCTTCAACCAGCTTGAGCTAACGGCTATTGGCTGCACCCGGCAGAGCGAGGCAAACCGCAAAGGCCGCTGGGGGATCCTGACCAACAACAAAGACCGCATTGTGACTTTCTCCGTCGGTCTTGATGGGATGATCCCGCAACCGGGCTACATCATTGCAGTGGCCGACGAGATGCTTTCCGGGAAAGTCACCGGCGGCCGTATCCGTTCCGTTAGCGGGCGCGTGATTACGCTTGATCGGAAGCCTGATGCAGTAGCCGGCAACCGCCTCATTCTTAACCTGCCATCCGGCGCCGCGCAGAGCCGCACTATCCAGGCCGTAAACGGCAATGCCGTAACGGTTACTGTCGCCTACGGCGAAACCCCTCAGGCGGAAAGCATCTGGGTCGTTGAATCCGACGAGCTCTACGCGCAGCAGTATCGGGTAATCAGCGTTGCGGATAATAACGATGGCACCTTCACCATCGCTGGGGCCTATTACGACCCGGACAAATACGCCCGCATTGATACCGGCGCGCTGATTGATGAGCGGCCGATAAGTGTCATCCCGCCGGGCAACCAGTTCCCGCCGGCTAACATCACCATCAGCTCGTTCTCTGTTGTACAACAGGGCATCAGCGTTGAGACGATGCGTGTCAGCTGGGACCAGGCGCAGAATGCTATCTCCTACGAAGCGCAGTGGCGCCGAAACGACGGGAACTGGGTTAACGTGCCGCGCAGCTCGACTACGTCCTTTGATGTGCCGGGCATTTATGCCGGGCGCTACCTTGTGCGCGTGCGCGCCATCAATGCCGCCGAGATTTCCAGCGGCTGGGGTTATTCGGACGAGAAAACGCTGACCGGGAAAGTGGGTAACCCGCCGAAACCGGTCGGTTTTACGGCTTCGGATAACGTGGTATTCGGCATCGAGCTGAACTGGGGTTTCCCGGCCAACACCGGCGACACGCTGAAAACGGAAATTCAGTACAGCACTACGGCCGCCGGTGATGAACCGATGCTGCTGACCGATGTGCCTTATCCTCAGCGTAAGTACCAGCAGATGGGACTGAAAGCGGGGATTGAATTCTGGTACCGCGCGCAACTGGTTGATAAAACCGGGAACGAGTCCGGTTATACAGCCTGGGTACGCGGGCAGTCCAGCATCGATGTTTCCGATATCACCGAAGCCATTCTTGAAGAGATGCAGCAAACGGAAGTGTTTAAGGAGATGATCGAGAACGCCGTGGACAGCAATGAAAAAATTGCTGGCATGGTTGACGACATCAAACAGAATGCCGACGACCTTGAGCAGCAGGCGCTGGCTATTCAGGAAAACGCTGATGGTCTGGCGCAGGCGGCTGTCAAAATCGATGAGATGAATGTGTCGATGGACGGTATGTCCGGGGGAGTTAAAAACGCATCAATCGCCGTGATCCAGAACAGTCTGGCGCAGGTAACAAGTCGCCGCTCACAGACCGCAACGAACAACGGCAACGTAGCCAGCATTGACCGCGTTGATACCACGATAGCTGACGCCAGTAAGGCAGTGGCTCAGGCGCTGGTGACGCTCGATGCTTCAGCTGGCGGCAATGTGTCGAACGCTACCGATCTGACTGAAACCCTGGCTGACTTCACCCAGGCATCGGCAACGAAAATCAACTCCCTCACTGTGACCGTAAACGGCCAGACAGCGGCGATTACGCAGACCACTACTGCTGTCGCTGACATAAACAACAACATCAACGCGATGTACAACATCAAAGTTGGTGTGGCCGCGAACGGTCAGTATTACGCCGCGGGTATGGGGATTGGCGTGCAGAACACGCCGGGGGGCATGCAGTCGCAGGTTATCTTCCTTGCCGATCGCTTTGCCGTGACGACACAGGCCGGGAGCGCCGTTTCACTGCCGTTTGTTATCCAGAACGGACAGACGTTTATTCGTGACACGTTTATCCAGGACGGGACAATTACCAACGCAAAAATCGGTAGCTTTATCCAGTCCACAAATTACGTTGCTAATTCTACCGGCTGGAAAATCGATAAAAGCGGAACGATTGAAATTAATGGTCCAGTTTCAGGGCAGGGGCGGTTGCTCATCTCTAATAACCGGATTGTTTCTTACGACTCTTCAAACCGACCTGTCGCAGTGATGGGGCAGAGGCTGTAATGCAGACATTTATAGAGGGAACCAGCTTTGATGCTATCGAAACGATGGCGGTCAATTATGTGCTTGACGTTCTGACCATCAGCGGCAGCGGTAGCAAGACATATCAGAGCGGGGTGGCGCTGTCTTTTACTTTGATGAACACATTCGTTGGTGGGCAGACAACGACTCGTGACTATACCGTTACGGTGTCGGGAGCCACCGTAAGCTGGAATGTGCCGAACACCTGTACGCTGGTTATCTTTGCTGAACCGAACGCGGGGACGCTGGACAGTGCCTATGGTTTTCAGATTTTCCAGTACATCAATGATGTGAGGACGGTAAAAATTTCGCCGAACTTTGTACCTTACTGCCTTGTGCAAGTTATCGATGTGCCAGCTGGCCAGCGCATTGTTCAGACCAGTGTTCCTGCGGCTCGGGGGTTTATGGCGTTTCACCGCTCAATGTCAACCACATCCGGCCAGCTTGATTTATGCTGGTGGGAGCAGACGACACAAAACGGTTTTTACGCTCTCAATTTTCCGTCTGCAGGAGCTAACCAGACTGGGTGCCGCGTTTACATCTTCTCTGATTATCTTGTCAATATTCCTGCGTGGGGGTTTTACGGATATAACGCCGGCACAATGGTGTGGCACAGCAATTGTCTGCCGCTGCGGATAATTCCGTCAGCAAGCCTTTCATCACTGACCAGCAGCACGCCACGTGCTGTAAGTTCCTGCGTTACCGGACACCGTTTTATCCCACAGGACCCGGCATTCCCGACCGGTTACAGTAATTTTCAGTGTTCCGCTGCCGGTTATCGGAACGGGAAATACGAAGTCAGCGCATCGGAAATTTTCCAGAGCACTTATATCAGTAACGAAGATGAGGGGAGGAGGATGAAACAGTGGGTAGTCGGCGGGCTGGGCGTCATCGACTGCGCCAGTTACGACCAGTATTACAAATACGCGCTCGGCATAAATTAACCCTTTTCTTAAATACCGAACCCGCCGCGTGCGGGTTTTTTATTGCCCGGAGAAAATATGATTTACAACACAGGCACCCTTTCTGTTAGCGGCAATACAGCCACTGGCGTGGGTACAAACTTTACGGCGCCCGCCAGTCAGATCCGGGTTGGCCAGACGTTACTGGTCGCATCCAACCCAGTGCAGCTTTTCCAGATAACAGCTATCAGCAGTGCAACGTCGCTTACCGTTACGCCTGCGGCGTCCCCTGCGCTGAGCGGGCAGAAGTACGGCATTTTTATTACCGACAGCCTTTCTGTGGATGGCCTTGCGCAGTCGATATCGCAGCTCATCAACGAGTACGACGAGAATATCGGCGCGTGGGAGGCGTTTGCCACAACCACGGCAAACCAGAGCATCACCGTCACCATCAACGGCAACAATGTCTCTATTCCGGCGCTGGGCGGACTGGCGAGAAAGGGCGCGAATAACGACATCACTTCACTTGGCGGCCTGACCACTGCGCTCTCTGTCGCGCAAGGGGGCACCGGCGGGAAGAACGCTGCAGATGCTCGCTCAAACCTCGGTTTAGTAGGTTCCAATGGAGCAGTGCCTCTTTCCCTCGGGGGCACCGGAGCGACAGACGCACCAGGGGCCCGCGCAAACTTGGGCGTGCCTGCTGCGAATACAGGAAGCGGCAGTGCTAATCTTTATCTCGGAACTCCCTGTTTCTTTTCTGCAAACGCCGATGGCCCGCAGGGCGACAGCGTAAATTTCGGGATCACTTTATGCTATTTAAATACACCAACATTGTATGGACAACAGATAGCAGGCAGAGCAAAAAACGTATCTTTCAGGTATGTAGAAAATGGCTCGCGCAGCGCCTGGTTTGAATTTTACACCGCTGCTAATACCACGAAAGCGAGCGACGGCACGCTGAAAGCTGCATCGCCGGTAGCCCGGATTGTTAAATCGAAAGAGGAATGCCAGCGGATGGATGTCAATGAAACTGGGTTCACCTGGGCCGGCGCCGGCACGGCAAACGCCGAAGCTGAAGGCATCAACATTTCCCGCCTCGATGTCGGCACTTATGTTCTTACGGGCGCTGCGGGGTTAGCTTCAGAAGGCTGGCAGCTACTGCCGCCGATGGATCCGGGCGGCATGGGAGAGCTTGGAATAGTTGAGGCGGAGGAAACCGAAAGCGGCGGCATCACCGTACGACTGTATAAGCGTCGCTACGTCCTGAGCGAAGACGGCGATATCGAGCTTGCTAAAGGGGTCCTGATAGATGTTCCTGCCAACAGCTGGATCGACATCCGTCTTGATATGCCAGCTAACAGCGTCTGGAAACAGAAACAAGCGGCGGCGCAAACGGTAATAGACGAAGCAGAGCAGCGTAATCAGGAAAATCAGCAGGAATCGCCGGCGCAATAATGAACATTGTCGGCATCGTAACTTTTTCGTTAATGGTGCTGACAGTTATTCAGTCAGCCCGCCCGGAATGTGGTTTCCGGGCAATAAATAAGCGTCTGGACGGAAACGTAAAAATTTACACAGCATGTAATCCATTAAGAGCTAATGGAATTTTTCTGGAAACGATTAGTTATTGTTCCCTCAGGCGAAGCGGGGGTCTTGATTGGTCCACGACTTAAATCTACTGTATATAAATACAGTGAATGTTTAAGGAGTGAATTATCATGCAAATTTATCAGCCCGCAGAAATACGCCCGATTTCGTTATTGCCGCTTTTCGCCGAACCGGTGAGATGCGGTTTTCCGTCGCCGGCCCAGGATTATGTTGAGCAGCGCATAGATCTGAACGAGTTAATGGTACAGCATCCCAGCTCAACGTATTTTGTAAAAGCTGCAGGCGATTCGATGACAGATGGAGGAATCAGCGACGGCGACCTGCTTGTTGTTGACAGTTCCCGCACCGCTGAGCACGGAGATATCGTTATCGCTGCGGTCGGCGGCGAGTTCACTGTAAAGCAACTGCAGCTGCGTCCTGTCGTGCAGTTAAACCCCCTCAATAGCGCCTATACCCCTATCGTAATCGGCAGCGAAGATGCCCTGGAAGTATTCGGCGTCGTGACATACATCGTAAAATCTGCGAGCTGATCATGTTTGCGCTGTGCGACGTGAACTCGTTCTACGCATCATGCGAAACTGTTTTTCGCCCGGACTTACGAGGTCGCCCCGTTGTTGTTCTGTCGAATAACGATGGTTGCGTGATTGCCCTTAGCGCTGAAGCCAAGGCGATAGGCATCAAGCGGGGTGAACCGTTTTTTAAACAGCGCGATTTATTCCGGCGCCACGGTGTGGTTTGCTTCAGCAGCAACTACGAGCTTTACGCTGATATGTCGAACCGCGTCATGACAACGCTCGAAGAGATGAGCCCGCGCTGCGAAATTTACAGTATCGATGAGGCCTTCTGCGACCTGACGGGCGTGCGGAACTGTAGGGAATTAACAGACTTCGGGCGCGAGATTCGCGCTACGGTGCTGAAGCGTACCCACCTGACAGTGGGCGTCGGCATCGCGCAGACAAAGACACTCGCGAAGCTGGCGAATCACGCCGCGAAGAAATGGCAGCGGCAGACGGGCGGCGTCGTCGATTTATCGAATGTCGATCGCCAGCGCAAGTTAATGGCCGCGCTGCCGGTGGACGAAGTCTGGGGAGTTGGCCGTCGCATTTCACAGAAGTTGCAGGGTATGGGCATCAAAACGGTGCTGCAGCTGGCCGACACTAATCTGCCATTCATCCGCAAGCATTTTAACGTCGTGCTCGAGCGCACTGTACGCGAGCTGCGCGGCGAGACGTGCTTAGGTCTCGAGGAGTTCGCCCCGACGAAACAGGAGATCGTCTGCTCCCGCTCGTTCGGCGGCCGCATCACTGATTACGAAGATATGCATCAGGCAATCTGCAGCTACGCCAGCCGCGGTGCTGAAAAGCTGCGCGGGGAGCATCAGTACTGCCGCTACATTTCAGCTTTCGTCAAAACCAGCCCTTTCGCCGTGAATGAGGTCTATTACGGCAACCAGGCATCCGTAAAATTGCTTACCCCCACCCAGGACACGCGCGATATCATCGGCGCCGCCGTGCGCTGCCTGGACAAGATTTGGCAACCGGGTTACAAATATCAAAAAGCGGGGATCATGCTGGGCGACTTTTACAGCCAGGGCGTGGCACAGCTAAATCTCTTCGACGATAACGCGCCGCGGGCGAACAGCGAAGAGCTAATGCGGGTGCTGGATCATCTCAATGCGAAAGACGGGCGCGGCACGCTGTACTTTGCCGGCCAGGGTATACAGCAGCCCTGGCATATGAAGCGCGAGATGTTATCGCCACGGTACACGACGCGCTATTCCGACCTTCTGGTAGTGCGCTAACTTCGTGAGCAAAACCGGAACTTTCTTAACGGAATGGCTGTAATTTCATTCTCCAAAACCCGCTTTCAATAGCATGAATTTAAACAAAATTATCTTTTGGAAAATGCAATGATAATTAGGTTTAAAATCATGATTAATTGCATGATAATTATAAAGAAATCGTCATTTCATCATGCCTCTGAACTCAGAAGGAGGTGAAAGAAGGCGGGTATTAAATCATTTTTCTCTTCTCGTCCAAACGCCCGGACGGGCACTTTGTAAAAACTTCATTCTTTTTATGATGCTGGTCAAACGGGCGGGCAGAGGGCTTAGCCATAACGGGGTACATCCGCCGCTGTTACTGTTTCCTTTGCAACACTGGCAGGCTAAATGCTTTAATGCCAAAATTATTTTTTCTCCGCAGTCAGGACAGACGATGAAGAAGGTTGCAGTTTTAGCGGCGCTGCTGGCCCTTAGTGGGTGCGTGCAGGTCGATGATTACCGGGAAGTGGTGAAGGCGCCGGCGCCAGCCGGGCTTGCAGGTTACTGGCAGTCTGAGGGGCCGCAGAGCGAGATGGTGAGTCCGGAAGCGATCGCCACGCTGGTGGTCACGCCCGCAGGGGATACTCTGGATTGCCGTCAGTGGCAGCGCGTCATTGCCCTGCCGGGCAAGCTGATGCTGCGCTCTGACTCGCTGTATAACGTCACGGTAAAACGCGAGATTTACGATGTGGAACGTGATGGCGAGACGCTGGAGTACGCCGGCATGACGCTTAAACGCGTCGATCGCCCAACTCAGGAATGCGCAGATTACCTGGAAAAAAATCCGCTTCCCACCCCGCTTCGCTAG